ATTCGCTTGATATAGTATTCTGCTTTTTCTATATCTTCTGCACCATTCTTAAAGAATGCTCTAGTGAGATACTCCCAAGCCCTAGACCAATCATCAATATCTACAGCAGGGATAACGATGTTTTCTTTGTCTAGTTTGGTTAAAAGCGCTTCACGAACATCCATCACTTCCAAACCATCTTTAATTAAGTAGTGCTTAGGTGAATTGACATTATCAGTCATCATTCTTGCCCTTGTAGTAGATTCCTAGTTCTTTAGGAAGATCAAAAGAATAGCCCCAAGCTGATTCTATTTGTTTAACAACATCATCTACAATCTCAGTCCAATGCACTGTTTCATGGTATTCTGCTTTTATAATCTGCTCCTTACCATGAGCACGTAGTTCAAAGACCATGTAAATTGTTTCTTCATCATCAAATGGATTCATTTTTTACGTTCCTCTTTTGTCTTTACATCGTGACAGGTTTTACACAGCACTTGTAAGTTGTCCTCTTCACAAAACAATGTCTTCACAAAACCGGGCAAATCAGAATACTTAGTCAAACTTCCTGCTGGTTTTATATGATCTACATTCACTTCTGTGCTCTTAAAAAGCTTGGAGCAAGAAGCACACTTGTAAAGCCACTTAGTGCGCTTGTCCTTGCCCTTGTATGGCTCTCTAGCCTTGTCCATCACTTGATAACGGACAGGATACCTAGTCCAAGCTCTCCGCAGTGCAGAGCGAATGAAACTAAAGTATCTCGCCGTTGTCCACGTGTTCCCAGCCTTGTTTTTCACTCCTCTAGTCATACTGGCGGTGCAAACTTATCGTCAAGAGATCGTAGCATATAGAGCAAATGTCCATTTTCAATGGCTCTCTCTTCACCAAGAGCATCTACTACAACATCCCACATTTTCTTTTCACTCAGTCCATTGAGTAATTTGTCGGCTCTTTTGGGGCCAATGCCCCTAACACCTTCAATGTTATCAACGCTGTCCCCTGTTAAAAATTGCTTATAAAAGTTAAGAAGTCCCTCATCTTTCTCTACGTAGTATTTGATTTTCTTAACAAAGTTGTAGTGCCATCCTACCACTTGATCTAAGTCTTTATCAAGTGTGATAATGATGCTATCGTCACCAAGTTCTGTAGCACGTATGGCTAACATATCATCGGCTTCAATTCCTTCATTGACCGTAGCACCCCAACTTGTTGTCAAATATTCTCTAAGTAGAGAGTAGTGATGAGGCTTCTCATTTCCCTTTCTATTCCCTTTGTATGGCTTGGTTGTTGCAATCTTATCACGAAAGTTGTTTTTCCCTGTAAGGTGCAACTCCCAAGTTGAGACTTCTGGCAGGTCAATCAAAAGAAGGTCTTCCAAAAAACCTGCCATAGTCCTGATGGCAACACTCTCGTTTTCCTCATTTGTGGCAAAGCCGATGCGGTAGTTGAGGATGTCGGCATCAATTAGAGCGTGACGCATTATAGAACGTCATCATCATCCATATTTGGCTCAGGCTCTCCAGACCCTTCATAAGCCACTAGCTCATCAATCACGAGCTTCTTAAGAGACGGAGAAGTCCCTTGTTTGTTTTTCCAGTTCCACTCATAGCTCCCGATCATTGCGATGCCTTTGGAACCATTACCGATAGAAATACCGTCAATGACATCTCCATCCTTGTCATACGCACGAATTGGATTGGTAGACTTACAGGTGATGAAAAACCCTTTGTCTTCTTTCTGACGCACTGCGATGCCCATACCTTCTAAAGCATCTACAGCTTGTGTAGAGAGGTTGCAAAGATCAACCTGATATTTTCCAGACATTTCATTCTGGCGATCTAAATAAGCCCACATTACGTCTGCTTTGATCTTTACACGGCTTGTTGTTTCCATACCATTCTCCTCTTGTTGGTGGTATACTAATATTATAACACACTTTTAATGTGTGTCAAACCAATTTTTACCTATTTTTGATTCTGCATCTACAGGGCAACGAAATCCTAATGTCTCTCCTGCCTTAGATGCTGCTTCTATCATAATTGAGGCAACATCATTACCATTGCGTTCCGCTGTCTCAATCTGAATCTCATCGTGCACGAATGCAACTTGTTTAACATCAATTTGTCTTTGCTTGAAGGTGTTGTGCGCCTCAATAGCCCACTGCTTTGCGATAATTGCTCCACAGCCTTGCAGTAGAGAATTAAGTGCGGCGTGTTCACTTCTGACAATAATACGTCTTCCGTCAAGTCCGGGGACATAACCTTTAGCGGCGATTGTCTGCACTTTAAACATAAGCTCCTGTAGCTTTGGCGTGTTAGAGTAAAAACGAAACAATATCTCATTCCCTTCTCTTGCTCCTCCACCGACAATACTACCCACTTTTGCTGGCCCTGCTCCATAGAGCGTTGCATAAATGAGAGTTTTTGCTTGCGGTCTTGTAATCCCAGCCGCATCAGCATTCTTTTGATGGATGTCTCCATTCAGTAGTTCCTCTGTCCATTCTGGATCGTTCATGTAGTGGGCAAGACATCGTAACTCAATACCGCTTAAGTCTGTCCCTACTAACACATTGCCATCGTTAACAGTCCAAAGGCTTCTGATTTCTTTACCAAATGGTTTGTTGACACTAGGCACTTGTCCCATATTGGGATTGCGATGTGTCATTCTTCCTGTCACTGCACCATTCGTAATAATACCTCCATGCACCCTGTCTGTCTTCTCATCTACATGCTTAAGCCAGCTATCTATCATAGCAACACGCTTCTGTAGCATCAAGTATTCTGCAATCAATTGTGCCTGTGGTATCTCTACAGACTCTAGGATGCCCTCATCAACGATGGGCTGTCCCTTCTCTGTATGCTTCTTGGGCTTCCATCCCAAACTAATCAGACGATCTCCAATCTGCTTACGTGAAGCTAAATTGAACACTGTCACCTTATCCTTCAGACGCTTTCCTGTCTTCTCAGACCAACGCTCTTCAACAATTGGCGGGAAAACGCTTTGCACTTCATCTTCAATAACGCCCATTCTATCTGAGAGAGTAGCACGTAGCACTTGAGCTTGAGGCACATCCAGTTTAAAACCATTGTTTTCCTGCTGTCTGCAAATGATTGCGATTTGGTGCTCCAGTAGTACACTTTGCTCCGGGTGCTTCCACTTATTAAGTTCTTTGTTGAGATGCTTATATAAGTCACAAGTGAGCTTAACGTCCTGAATACAATACTCACGCATCTCTTCAGAAAGCCCTTCATCAAAGTTGGTGAAGTCAAAATCAATCTTTGCATTACTGAGCCTCTGTCCCCACGACTTCAGACTGTGACCGCCTTCTAGCTGTGGATTCAAAAGCCTTGAAAGAATCAATGTGTCTACCGCTTTCGATTTCGCTATCCCAATGTTCCAAACTTTCCGCAACACTGGAGCATCGAAACCAATTAAGTTGTGCCCTATGATTTGATCGTATTCCTTTACCAACGGAGCCAAAGTTGATGGATCTGTATGACATATAATTTCTCCTGTATCAACATCCTGAGTCACTGTAAGCCAAATCGTATTGTGATGGCTGTTCGTCTCTATGTCCAGTATTAGCTTCTTTTTCCCGGTAGTCATTCATCACCTCTTTTATCACGGGCACATATGTTTTAAACCATTCACCTTTGCGATCAAAGCACTTATCATGCTTTTCTAACATCCGGTGTATCTCTGATTCTGCTTTATGTCTATTATCAAATTTCTCACAATAGCATAACACATAATCTCTAAATGGTGAAGAGGTTTGATAGCCTGAAAGACGATCTTCGCTACTCACTGCTTTCCCCACTTTATACCAATCTGTCCATGCACTATTCCGAATAATGTACACCTCGCCTTCTTTACTACGTTCATCAATCTCGCAATGTGACCAAGCATCGTCCAGAGTTTTATATCGTCCCGGTTTATACAACGGATGTTTTTTAGACACTTCTTTTCCGTTTACATACATGCGTAAAGAATCTCGTTTTCGCACTGCTTCAGGATTGTCCTTATAATAATATTTTTTGTTTGTTTTTGGGTTTACACTCATAATGCTTCCTCTATCTCTCGCATACGCCCTGTGTCATGCGAATAGAGCAGTGCACAGGCTTTCCCTGTAATCCCACTAAATCTATTCTTCAATACACGTACACGTGTTGTATTACGTTCATTCTTGTCATCTGCCTGACCATTACGTTCTAAGCCAATCACCATATCTGAAAGCTGTGCAATTGCACCAGAGCCACGCAACTGAGCTAGGCTAGTGGCGGCTCCCTCTTCATGCCCTTTGCTCTCTGGGCGCTTAAGATGGCTCACACAAACCAAGCTGATGCCTGTTTCCTGCACCAGCATACGTAGCTTGGTCATGATTTCGTCAATTGCTTTACGTTCATCCCCGTTAGACTGAGCACTAACAATGATAGAGATATGATCGACAAACACATAGCGACATCCCACAACCTTGGCAAGGTAGCGTACACGATTGACGATATTATCAACATCACTGGAACCGAAATGGTCAAAGAGATACACACGATCTGTACCAAGTGTTTTATTGAATGCTTCATCCTTTTCTTCCTGTGTTGCCACTGTATCTGGTAGATGCAATGGCTTGTTAGCCGCAAGAGACATCAATGAGAGTCCTGTGCGCCTTGTAGATTCTTCTAAGAACATCAGTCCTATGTTGTCATCTGTTTCCTGTAATATGTGCCAGATGATTTCACGTAGGAATTGTGATTTGCCTAGTCCACTTCCTGCTGTCACTGTCACCAGTTCACCCTGACGAATACCATATGTCAAGCTATTCATGCCGTCGAATGGATAGAGCACATCTGCTTTCTCAATAGGCTTCATCACTGTGTCATACAATGACGCACCTGCAACAATACCATCAGGTGTCCATCGCTCTGCTCTCCAGAAGCTGTCTACATATTCTGAAGATCTGTTTTCCATTAAGTAGTCTGAAGCATCTTTCAGTCCATTGATAGGCTTCATACACTTTGCCTTGTGACTGAAGAGTTCTGCACATTGTGCTTGAGCTTCTAGTCCTGCAGCATCACTATCAAAGTTGAAGATGATGCTATCGTAACTATCAAGATAGTCGTAATTAGCCTTACAATCCTTCAATGCAGACTGTGCACCATTACGCACTGAGACGACAGCATACTTAGCACCAAGCATCTGATATGCTGACATGGCATCTAATTCACCCTCTGTCACCAATATCTGCTTACCTCCAGCACTAAATCGCTCTTGACCAAATAGCTCTGGATTGTCTTTCCATTCTCCCTCAATAGCAAAATTCTTTTCACCATTGATACGCACCTTGGCTGAAGACCCTATAGGAAATACAAGGTCATTGCCTCTATATCCAACACCATATTTCTCACAAGTGAAGGATGATAGCTTCCTATCCCTCAAATCACGATAGATTAGGCTCTGAGAGGCCACAGGAGCCTCTCTACTGGACGATCTAGTGGGCAAGGCTACTACCCTACC